CAGGAGACGGCAATCTACATTGAGGGCGCAGGGATAGCCCAGCTCCAATGGGGCGGCCTGGAGATTGCAGAAGGGTGCAGGGATGGATATCTGTACTGCAAGCACATCAAGCCGTTTAGCCTGGAGCTGTACGGCCAATACTGGACGGCCTTTGACGGGCCGCCGGAGGAGGGGTGAGCATGGAGAGACTGACATACTGGTGTGACAATGGGCATGGTGGTGGAAAATGGTTTGTAGCTATCGATGCCGAAGGAAGAGAAGATTACGGGCCGCACGTTGACCGCCTCGCAGCCTATGAGGAGACTGGCTTGGAGCCGGGGGAAATCGAACAGCTCAAAGGTGAAGCATTTGGTCTGAGAGTGGACAAGCAAGAGCTGGAGCAATATCGTGCTCTCGGCCCCATTGACCGCCTCCGCGAACTGGCCGAGGCCGCACTACGGAGGGAGCAGGATGGCTGATATTCTTACAATTATAGCCGCTGTGGAGTGGATGGCGCTTGGCCTGCTTGCCCTGTGGAAGCTCAAGGGGTGGGATCGAAAGATGGAAGAGTTATACGAAGACATGAAGAAACAGTGGGAGGCCGAGCATGAGACTAGTTGATGCGGATAATGCACGAGAGTGCTTTGGTGGTGATGGGGTGACTGGAGCCGTCATGAAGCGTATGTTTGATAGCCTACCCACCATCGACGCCGTGCCTGTGGTCAGGTGCCGGGAGTGCAAGTTTTACCGAGAGTTACGTACAAAACGGCACAACCAGCTCATGCGACTGTGCTACCGGATGGGCAAGCACGATATGGAGTACCCGGTCAAGCCGGATGATTTCTGCTCCTACGGCCAGCGAAAGGAGGACAACCTGGACGAAGCCATCGAAAAGTACCTGAAAATCAAGGAGGAGGACAACAAGTGAATAAACCAAGAATTGCGCAGGTGCTGGGTGTTGAGGTAGGCGAAGAATTTACATACGATTTCGGCGCAAATCAGGTAAATAGAGGCGCCTTCAAGATTGGAGCAGACGGGAAGCGATATTATAAGACGGGAGATCTCTGGAACCCTTGCTACAATGAGGATGATTTGGCTGTAATTATCAACCACCCCGACCGCATCATCCGCAAGCCCCGCTGGACGGAGCAGGAGGTGGAGAGGGCGAAGGCTATCAAAGTGCTATATCCAGTTGTTAAAACATTGGCATACGTTGATATAGTGGGACAGACATTTTACATGTATGATGACGAAGACAACTATAAGGGCAGTCTTGATAACCTTGATGAAACGTTTCCTACGCTGAGGAGCATAAGGCGGGCCACATTGGACGAGATCATCGGAGGTGCCCAATGACCAGAGAAATCCTTTTCAAAGCCAAGCGGCTGGATAATGGAGAGTGGGTGGAGGGAAACATTGTGGCTGTCCCGGAAGATGCCTACTTTATGCCTGGAGCGTACATTCTACCGCGGTTGGTATCGGCCAGGGCAGACCCGCCCACAAAAGGTATCATGCTCGGAGGTTTCTTTGAGGTTGACCCCTCCACAGTCTGCCAGTATACCGGCCTGACCGACAAGAACGGCGTGAAGATTTTTGAGGGTGATATTTTGAGCTACAACGGATCAAGAGAGCCAGTTATTTTTAACACAGATCTCAGAATCCCATGTTTCACAACTGGAATTGGAAGCGGAAGCAGCACCCCACTACATCCGTACAAACTGAGCAAGCGCCATTTTGTCATCGGCAACATCCACGACGGGGAGGGCGGGCAACATGAGCGAGTGGATTAGCGTCAAGGACAGGCTGCCGGAAAGTCAAGCGGATGTCCTTGTGGTGGCGTTTTGGCATGAACGCTGGCAGACCATGATGGGCTGGCATAGTGACATGGGAAAGAAGTGGCGTGTCATTACACCACACGGAGAAAGAGAGCCGGGCGGTGTCACCCACTGGATGCCCCTCCCAGACCCGCCGAAGGAGGGATAGACCTTGAATGAGTTTAAGGAAAGACTCAGGAGGTTGAGGGAGGAGAAAAAGCCTGTTAGGAGTATGGCGGTAGTGTCAGAACTGTGCGGGCTTCCGCGCAGCGCAGTAAGAAAATATGAGCGCGGGGAGGCAAAGCCCAATATGACTGCGCTGATTGCTCTGGCAGACTACTATGAAGTATCGCTAGATTATCTAACAGGTCGAGTAAAATACAGATAAAATTTGAAGATTAACCTTTAAAGGGCAGCTAAACCAAAAAATTGATTTAAAATGGGAGTGTGGGAGCGTGTGCCCCTGCGCTCCCATTCCCCTTCCTCCTTCACACGGATGGGGTGGCGTCGGTGCATCTGCCGCCACCCCCTCTGTGTGCAATATGCCGCCGGTCGAACACCACCCCACTATTCGGGGCATGAGGGGTCGCACCCCTCTGGCGGCGAATGACGGTGGAAAGACACTACACCAGATTGCCAGAGCGTCTAGGCGCTGGGAAGAGTAAGACGCGAGCCGCCTGTCATGGGGGCGGAGCTAAAAAAGCGGTGGCAGCTATGACCTGCCCCGGCGCTATCCCACTGAAAACTGCCCTGCGAGTGGCTAATCATGATGTCGCCGCCGAGACCAGGGTGTGTCAATCTAAGCGAGACGGCGCAAATATGCCATCTTAGCTCAACTGGTAGAGCAACCGTCTTGTAATCGGTAGGTTGGAGGTTCGATTCCTCCCGGTGGCTCCAGAGATGCCCGGTGTATGCCGGACAAAGCATCATCTTGTGGTGGTGCTTTATATGCCGAGTGCAGCAGCAGAAGCGGAAGCGGCGGCCATGGACAACGCCGTGGACGTGTGGCGGCTCAATGCCGCCTCTCGGCTCCAAACGCAGATGGAAAGCAAAAGAGGCACTGCGCGATTAAATTAAATGCCAATGGGCGGCTGGACAACCTACTGTCCGCCATATGCCGCTCCTCGCCGCTTGAGGCGGGCGGTGGCACCACAAGCGCACGAGCTGGAGAGGGCAAAAAAGCCGCCCCAGGAGGGGCGGCAGGATTAGCTCAGAATTTCTTTCAGCTTGTCCAAATTCCAGGCATTGGGGCTGACCTTGCCGCTCTCCCAGCGGGATATCACGGCCTGGTTAACGTCCATCGCATCCGCAAGTTGGGCTTGAGTCAAGCCTTTGGCCTTTCTGGCGGCGGCAATATCAAACTCGACAGACGCAAGGGGACGCTTGCCTTTACCGGCAAAATAGCCTAACTGCCAAGCCCCCTGCATTTCAAGGGGCTGGAACTTTTCAGACCCTCCCTCCACGGGCGGGTCAATGCTGGTGATCTCGCAAAGCGCCTCAGCAACCTGCCGGTCGAGATCCCTCTTTAGGAGGCCAAGCCTGTGAGCATCAGAAATGACTCTGGCGAGTGCTGTATACGGGCGCTGAGCGGCAAGGGTGAGATCCCCTCCGATCTCCTGCGGATATGCCGCCGCGTTGAGCCGACCGAACACCCAGCCAAACACGTATGCTCCTCTGTTTGTCATCAGCAACCGACCTCCTTGAAATAACGGTATTCCATTTCGTCATAAACATTGACCTTGATCTCAACCTTGCTGTCAGGATACTGGGAGGCATAACGAGCGGCACAATCCTCGGCTCCCTTCTTGTCGTCCATATAAGCACCCATCATCCAGCCGTCTTTGCAAACGCAATATTCATAGTGTTTCATGACTTTACCTCCTATATTGTTCCTTTTACTTTTTATGACTTAATTATATCATAAAATATGATATTGTCAATACATATTTTGAAAAATATTTGCCGCCCCGCAGTTGCAGGAGACGGGGGTGGCCCCAACGAGAGGAAACGCATGGCGGGATATTCCACCGCCGCCTCTCAAACAAAAGATCAGGGCTAGGCCGACGGGCCGAAAAGGGAGGTGCCACCTTACTCCCCTGCCCTGAGTCAACATAAAGGTGGGAAGCAAAACAGAAAGGGTGGTATCTACATGAACGAACTAATCAAAGTTGACTTTAGCGGCGAAAAGCCAGCAGTATCAGCGCGGGAACTCCACGAGTTTCTAGAGGTAGAAACACCGTACCACAAGTGGTTTCCCCGTATGTGCGAATATGGATTCGCTGAAAATGAGGATTACGCAGTCACGGACATTTTTGTCCATAACCCCGCTGGCGGCCCTCAGAGCATGAAAGATGCCGCCGTCTCTATCGATATGGCCAAGGAGATCTGCATGCTACAGCGGAACGAGAAGGGGAAGATTGCCCGGAAGTATTTCCTCCAATTGGAAAAGGATTGGAATAGCCCGGAAAAGGTAATGGCCCGTGCGCTCCAGATAGCAGATCGAAAGATTAAGATGCTGGAGGCGGAGAAGGAGACCAACCGGCCGAAGGTGCTATTTGCGGACTCCGTGGCTGCCTCCAATACATCCATACTGGTTGGAGAGCTGGCAAAGCTCCTCAAGCAGAATGGGGTGGACACTGGGCAGAACCGTCTCTTTGACTGGATGCGGAACAACGGATATCTGATCCGCAGAGAGGGCACGGATTACAACATGCCCACACAGCGCTCGATGGAATTGGGCCTGTTTGAAATCAAGGAAACCAGCATTACACATGCAGATGGGCACGTTACAGTAAACAAGACTCCGAAGGTGACGGGGAAAGGACAGCAGTTTTTTATCAACATGTTTCTTGGTTGACAACCCACACGGGTGTATCGCTTAACAGGCTGTGACGGCTGGCCGTATCCGAGCCAGAGCTCGACAGTAGGCGGCGATGGTGTACTCCCTTTAGGGCCATATATATAACCCCTACGGGGTTAATATATTGGCCCTCAAAGGGAGTGGGAGTTTGACGAAGCGAGGGGGGTGCGCTGCTACATGGACTACAAAAGCAAAAGATGGCGCGAGCTCTCTCAAAGAGTTATGCGCCGCGATGGCTATATGTGCCAGCTATCTAAGCGATATGGCAAGCGTGTACCAGCAGACCTAGTGCATCACATATATCCAGCAGACGAGTATCCAGAGTATGCGTACTGTGCGTGGAACTTAGTATCACTCTCGCGGAAGATGCACAATATGTTACACGACAGGAACACAAACAGATTGACGGACGAGGGAAAGGCATTACAACGAAGGACGGCACTGCCCGGAGCACCAGGGGTATCCCCCCCGGTCAGTGATTGATGAAAGCACACCCAGGGGAACGGTGAAGGGAACTCTTTCCAACTCTAAACCTAATTTTGACAAAGGGGGATCGCAATGACGGGAAAGCAATGGAAAACTTTATTAGCTCGTCAACTTTCCTCTTTGGGACAGAAGGAGAAGGCATACGAATCTGTGGTATCAACATTAGCTGATATCCTGGAGCAGAGGGATGCGGTTTATGAGCAGTATCAAGCGGAGGGATGCCAGCCGGTGAAGGAGTACACAAATAAGGGAGGGGCAACAAACATCGTCAAAAATCCATTGCTTGTGCTATGGGACGATCTTAACAAGTCCGCTTTGGCGTACTGGCGGGAACTTGGGATGACGCCGAGTAGCTATAAAAAAATGACGGGCGATGCCCCGAAGAAAAAGAAGGCTGGCGGACTTGCCTCTGCCCTCCAAGCTATCGAAGGCTAAGAACTGGCCCACTGTCCTGGAGTACGCCGAATCAATACGGGACGGACGAAAAGTTGCATGTGAGGAGCTGAAACAGACGGTAAACCGTTTTTTTGCGGACTTGGACAACCCTGATTATCAGATGGACCCGAAGGCCCCAGAGTTTTGCATTGGGATTATTGAAAAAACTCTTTGCCACCAGCAGGGTGAGAAGCTAGACGGGACGCCATTGCGCGGCACCCTGTTCCTGCTGGAACCATATCAAAAATTTATAATCTACAATCTGGTGGGATTTAAGCTCAAGGGGACCGATATCGTCCGTTTCCATGAGGCTCTGATTTATATCCCACGAAAAAACGGGAAGACCGGACTAGCCGCCGCGTTGGCGTGGGCACTGTCCCTGCTTTACCGTAAGAGCGGGAGTAAGACCTACATAGCGTCCGCCGCCCTAATGCAGTCGCTTGAGAGCTTCAATTTTTTGAAGTACAACATCAACCGCATGGGAGAGAACCAAAAGGACGGCGGGACCGTCAAAATCATAGACAACAATAACGAGCACAGCATGGAATCAGAATTGGAGGACGGCTCTTTTTTTATCCGGGCCTTGGCTTCCAACCCAGACGCGCAAGATTCTCTTAATGCTTCCTGCGCAATTTGTGATGAAATTCATGCCTTCAAGCAGCCAAAGCAATACAATCTGTTCAAGGAGGCGATGAAGGCCTATACCAATAAGCTGCTGATCGGCATATCTACGGCCGGAGACAACGAGCAGGCATTTTTGGGGCAGCGACTCAAGTATTGCCGGAAAGTGCTGGATAGCACCGTAAAAGACGAGCAGTATTTCATCTTTATGTGTTGTGCGCCGGAGGGAGTGAAGGACGGGAGCGTAGATTTCACAGACCCGCAGATTCATGAGATGGCCAATCCCGGATATGGTATTACCATACGGCCAAATGAAATCCTTAACGATGCATTGCAAGCACAAAACGACCCCCAGCAGCGAAAAGACTTCTTTGCTAAGAGCCTGAATGTCTATACAAATGCGCTTAAAGCTTATTTTGATATAGACGAGTTCAGGAAAAGCGACAGGCAATATGGATGGACGATAGAGCAACTTGCGAAGTTGCCCATTGATTGGTATGGCGGAGCCGACCTATCCAAACTGCACGATCTGACAGCGGCAGCTTTGTTCGGCCGATACAAGGACGTAGACATCATCATCACCCACGCCTTTTTCCCCGTAGTGGCGGCCCATATCAAAGCAGATCAGGACAATATCCCACTATTCGGCTGGTCCGATGATGGATGGTTGACATTGTGCAACAGCCCTACCGTCAATCACGCCGATGTGGTCAACTGGTTTGTGGACATGCGGCGGAAAGGGTTCAAGATACGACAGATAGGCCACGACCGAAAGTTTTGCCGAGAATACTTCATTGGGATGAAGTCTGCTGGATTTAAAATCATAGACCAACCCCAATATTACTACAAAAAATCAGAGGGTTTCCGGCATATCGAACAGAGTGCGAAGGACGGAAATCTCTATTATCTGCATAGCGAAGCGTATGAGTATTGTGTTGAAAATGTGCTGGCAGTGGAGAAAACGGATGACATGATCCAGTATGACAAAGTACAACCAGAACATCGAATAGATTTGTTTGATGCTTCTGTGTTTGCGTGTGTGCGGTATCTGGAAAACCTGGAGAGGGCAAAGAAAGCGAGGGACTGGTTTGGCGAAGATTAAGCAAAGAAGACAAAAGGCAAGAGACGAGCCCCCGAAGAAGCGTGGTGCCGCGTGGCTTTGCTCAAGTGAAGCGTTTGATACGCTGACCTGTCAGGGGTACACGTCATTGTCACACAATCCAGAGATTGCAGCTGGAGTAGATACAATTGCCCGGTTGATTGGGTCTATGACCATCCACCTGATGGAAAACCAAGAAAATGGTGATATCCGAATTAGGAATGAACTGTCGAGAAAGATTGACATAGCACCTAATAGGTACACTACAAGGGAGCAATTTATCCATTGGATTGTGCGTACTCTGTATTTGGAGGGGAATGGCAACGCAGTTGTATGGCCCGACACAAAAAATGGGATTATCCAAGACCTAAACCCCATACCGCCGTCTATGGCCTCTTTTATCCAGGACGGGTGGGGCTACAAGGTTAACATAGGCGGGAAGGAGTATACGCCGGATAGTGTTCTCCATTTTGTGCTCAATCCTGATAGCTGTTTCCCGTGGTTCGGAACCGGATATAGAGTGTCCCTGGCAGATGTAGCTAATAACCTAAAGCAAGCCTCGACTACGCAAAGAGGATTTATGGCATCCAAGTGGAAACCATCAATCATTGTCAAGGTGGATGCTTTGACTGACGAGTTCTCCAGCCAGAGCGGGCGGAAAAAACTGCTGGAAAGCTACGCCATGAGCGGAGAAGCTGGAGAACCGTGGTTAATCCCGGCGGATCAGTTTTCGGTTGAGCAGGTAAAACCTTTGACGCTGTCCGACCTTGCGTTGGACGCGATGGTTACGCTGGACAAGCGCACTGTGGCTGCAGTGTTGGGTATCCCGCCATTTGTGCTGGGAGTAGGCGACTTTAACCGAGATGCATGGAACAACTTCGTAAACACGACTATCATGCCGTTAGCTCGGTCGCTCGAGCAGGAAATGACGAAAAAACTTCTGTATTCGCCTGGATGGTTTTTCCGCTTTAACTCCTGGAGTCTATATTCCTACAGCATCAATGAGTTGGTTTCCGCAGGTGCTGAAATGGTTGACCGGATGGCGTTGCGGCGGAATGAATGGCGCGGCTGGCTCAATCTGCCGCCAGACGCGGAAATGAATGAACTTTTGGCGCTGGAAAATTATCTGCCAGCCGACCGGCTGGGCGATCAGGGGAAACTGGTTCAGAACGGAGGTGAAGGAGATGGAACATAGGTATATCCCGATGGACAAGATGGAGGCCAGAGAAGATGGTGGAGACCTCTACATTGAGGGGTATTTTGCTGTATTTAATTCCGTTTATGAGCTTTGGCCGGGAGCCACTGAGAGTATCGCTCCTGGTGCATTTGACGACAGTGTGAGCGATGATGTGCGGGCCCTGTATAACCACAATACGGATCTTGTGCTGGGCCGCACCTCCGCAGGGACTATGGAAATTAAGCAGGATAGCCGAGGGCTGTGGGGACGCATTAGGATTAACCGGGATGATAGCGACGCGATGAACGCTTACGCAAGAATCCGGCGGGGAGATATTACCGGGTGTTCTTTTGGTTTTGATATCGCAGATCAGGAAACCGAGTACAGGGAAGACGGAACGGTACACTGGACGATTAAGCGGGTATCCCCGCTATACGAAATCTCACCGTGCACGTTCCCGGCCTATCAGGATACTACAGTATCTGCCCGCAAGCATGATTTAGAGGAAGCCAAGCGGAAACGGACAAAACTGTGGAAAAGAGCGATGTTTGAAAAGTTAAAGACATGCTGAAAGGAGAAGACAATGTTAAAAGTGCTAATGCTCCGGCGGTCTATTGACGCCAAAAAGGCAGAGCTGGCAGAGCTGGAGGCCAAGGATACTGAGTTCCAGACGCGAGAGGCGGAGCTCGAGGCATCAATTAACGAGGTGGAGCCCGGAAACGCTGAGCAAGAGGCTGTAGTGGAGGCCGAAGTAGAGAAGTACGAAAGCGAGAAAGCAGAGCACGACGAGAAAAAGCAGACCTTAAGCTCCGATATTGAGCGGCTGGAAAACGAACTGGAGGAGATCGAGCGAATGGCCCCCAAACCTCAATCTCCGGAGAAAAGCAAAAAGAATGAAACTGTGAGAGGTGATACCAACATGGAAATGATGAACATTCGTGCCCTGCCTATGAACCGCCGGGCCTTTGATGCTCTGCCTGGAGAGAGGCGTACCGCGATTCTGGCGCAGGAGGATTCCAAGGCGTTTCTGGAGCAGATGCGTAGCCTTAAGGGCCAGAGCAGAGCTGTCACGGGTACTGAGCTGACAATCCCTATCGTGTTCCTGGAGCTAATTGCAGAAAACATGTTCCGGTATTCCAAACTGCTCAACCGGGTACGGGTGCGCAATGTAACTGGAGAGGCGCGCCAAACTATTGCCGGAACTATCCCGGAGGCAGTTTGGACGGAAATGTGTGGAGCTATCAATGAGCTGTCTTTCGGGTTTAACCAGATTACTGTAGACGGCTATAAGGTAGCTGGGTACATTGCGGTGTGCAACTCGATTTTGGAGGACAGCGACGTAAATCTCGCTTCCTGGATTGTCGAGATGATTTCCGAGAGCATTGGATTGGCAATGGACAAGGCGATCCTCTATGGCAAGGGCTCGGCGTCCCGTATGCCGCTCGGCATTGTTACCCGGCTGGCGCAAACTGCCCGCCCCAGTGATTATCCCGCCTTTGCGCCCGAATGGGTGGATCTGCACGAGAGCAATATCAAGAAGATCGGCGGCGATAGCGTAACCGGCGCTGAGTTTTGGGCGGCGCTGATGGAGGCAACCGGCAATACATATACAACTTATAGCCGTGGAGAACAGTTCTGGGCGATGAACAGTAAGACACACGCAAAGCTGCGATCTAAGCTTATTACCTTTACGGCCAGCGGCGATATTGTCGCCAATTTGGCAGGAACCCTCCCCATTATCAACGGCAATGTCGACATCCTGGAGTTTATGCCTGATGGCGATATTGTGGGTGGCTACGGCGAACTGTATCTCCTGTCTATGCGCGCAGGTATGACGATTGAGCGGTCTACTGAGGTTCAGTTCCTCCAGGACAACACGGTATATAAGGGCAAGCAGAGAGCGGACGGCCAGCCCATCATCCCAGGCGCATTTGTGGCAATCAATATCAACAATCAGTCGGTGACTACTGCAATGACCTTCGCGGCAGATACCGCCAACGATGCACAGCTCCAGGACTTGGCGATTGAGGGCGTGACGCTGACACCGTCGTTTGACCCCACAAAGCTGACCTATTCCGGCGGCACCGCGGCCAAGAACAGCGCAAAGGTCGAGGCCACAGCGGTGCAGCCTGACGCCAAAGTAACTATTGCTGTAAACGGGAAGAACCTGCGCAATGGCGGCACTGCTACCCTGACAGCATCCGCATCTAATACGATTGCAGTTACCGTGCAGCAGGGCAATGCAGTAAGAGTATATACCGTTACCGTGACGGGCGCAGCGGGGGGTTGAATCCCCCCGGCCGCGCTCGCGGGTACGGGGGACGTAAAAAAGCGAGCCCAAAGAGTGGAGGGGTAGAGAGTGACCTATGAAGGAATTTTGAGCATGCTCAAAGTAGACTTACAAATTTCTACGCCTCGAATGGATGAATATTTGCGAGACCTAATCTGGTCAGCGCAGTCTCTGATTACAACCGAGGGGATAAACCTTGACCTGTGCAATCAAGAAGATTGCATGTTGACGGAGATGTATGCGGCTTATCTATACCGTAAACGCCGGGAAGATACAACGGGTATGCCGCGTATGCTTCGGTGGGCGCTTAACAACCGCCTGTTTTCTCAGAAAGCGAGGGAGACGGATGGATGATGTGCTGGTCTTGATTGGGGCGGACATCCAGACCAACGACTTGCTGGAGCAGGTGGAGGGGGACGGCACTCGATCGGAGGTGTTCGGCCGCGTGGAGTCTGTGACCCGTGCGGAATGGTTCGAGGGTGGCCGGGAGGGCATGAAGCCCGCTCTGGTATTTATCACCCCGGCAGTCAATTACAGCGGTGAACAGGAGGCCGAACTACAAGGTGTGCGCTACCGCATCTATCGCACCTACCGAAAGCGGGATACCGACGAAGTGGAGCTGTACCTGGAGGAGAAAGCTGGTGCAGCCAATGGCTAGAATCCGGCTGGATGCTCTGGCAGACGCTATCGGGGCGGAGCTCTCCAGCTATGGCGAAGAGGTCACGGATGAGGTCAAGCGCGTGGTCAAGGCCGCTGGAGAGGACTGCAAAAAGGATATACAACGCCGGAGCCCCAAGCGCACAGGGAAGTATAGGAAGGGTTGGCGCTCTACCGTGGCCTATGAGGGGGCGGACGGCATCAGGGTCAGAGTTTACAATGCGACTGACGGACAACTTACCCACCTGCTGGAGAATGGTCATGCAAAGGTAGGAGGTGGCCGGGTGGATGGCACTCCACATATCCGGCCCGCTGAGCAGGCGGTGGAACGCGAATTGATGCAGAAATTGAAGGAGGCGCTGCAATGACGCAGAAGGAATTAGCCCAGCGCTTAGCTTCAACGGGGCTGCCGGTAGCCTATCAGGCTTTCCGCACCCGGCAGGCCCCGCCCTTTGTCTGCTATCTGTTCTCATACGATAGCCAATTTTATGCGGATAATGGGATGTATTTCTCCGCTGGTCGCTATCAAGTGGAGCTCTATACCAGCAAAAAAGATCCGGTAATCGAAGCCAGAGTAGAAGCGGTTTTGGCTGGGTTGTGCTGGGAGAAGTCTGAGGAGTACATCGACGAGGAGAAAATCTATCAGATTACTTATGAAATCGAGGTGTGATTATGCCTGCCAATAAAGCTAATAAAGTAAAGTTTGGTCTCAAAAATGTGCATTACGCCATGCTGACTGAGGAAGAGGGAGAAGTCACATACGGCACTCCAGTACGTATCCCAGGTGCGGTCAATCTGTCCATGGACGCCCAGGGCGATACCAGCACATTTTACGCCGACGATATGGCCTACTATGTCACTGCGGCAAACGACGGCTATAGCGGTGACCTGGAGATTGCCTTGATTCCAGACAGTTTCCGCAAGGATGTTTTGCAGGAAAAAGAGGACACAACGGACAAGGTGCTGGTGGAGAACGTATCTGCGGAGCCCAAGCCCTTCGCCCTTCTTTTTGAGTTTTCTGGCGATCAGAAGGCTGTCCGTCATGTGCTCTACAACTGCGCGGCTACTCGGCCCAGCCTGACCGGTGCCACCACCACCAACACCAAGGAACCCAGCACGGAGACTATCACTATCACGGCCTCCCCGCTCTCCAGTGGCGTGATCAAGGCAAAGACTACCCCGGATACGCCGGACGAGAAGTATAACGCATGGTATCAGAAGGTCTGGCAGCAGGCTACTGTTGGAGTTTAACAATGGAAAAGACAATCAAAATTGATGGGCGCGATATCCTTTTTCGAGCCACGGCGGCCGTCCCTCGACTCTACCGTATCAAGTTCGGCCGAGACATCATGCAAGACATGCGTGATTTACAGACTGCCATAGAGAAATCAGAGAGTGGGGATCAGCCCATCCCAGTGAAGATGCTGGAGGTATTCGAGAATGTGGCCTATTTAATGGCCCGCCACGCAGACCCGGATATGAAAGAGCACAGTGTGGAGGAGTGGCTGGACACCTTTGGCACCTTCTCCATCTATGAGGTATTCCCGCAGCTGTTGGAGCTTTGGCAGCTTAATAACCTATCCATCGGAGAAAGCAAAAAAAAACGAACCCAGTAGACCGGGAAATGACCACGGCCCTGTTCTTGCTGCGAGCGGCACAATTGGGTATACCGATCCGGGATCTAGAACTGCTGACCATCGGCATGGTGACCGACATGCTGATTGAGGCGGGGAACGACGATTGCGAGTATGACCGTTTGCCCACGCAGGCGGATTTTGACGGGTTTTAGGGGGGTGTCAGCATGGCGCGCAACCGAATTAAGGGCATCACCGTAGAGATTGGCGGCGATACTACAAAACTGGACAAGGCTCTGGCTGGCACTAATAAGCAGCTCTCTGCCACGCAAAAATCACTGAAAGATGTGGAGCGACTGCTTAAACTTGACCCTGGGAACACAGAGCTGTTGGCACAGAAGCAGCAGCTACTTGCGCAGGCAACAGAAAGCACGGCACAGAAGTTGGAGACATTGCGACAAGCGGCACAGAGTGCCGACGCCGCGCTCCAAAGGGGACAGGCATACCAAGAAAAATACGAACCGCTCAAAGCGGAACTGGATGCAGTAGCAGCCTCAATGAAGGGCATGGAGGCAAATGCCGCCGCCATGAATGCCAAATTAGAGGCTGGGCAGATTTCTACCGACCAGTATGATGCCTTCAACCAAAAATTGGAGGAAACCCGCAAGAGATATCAAGAACTCCAGCAAGCGGTCAAAAAACTAGATAAAGAGTTTGCTGGAGCAAAGATAGACCGAGGCCAGTATGATGCCCTCCAGCGCGAGTTAGCGGAAACAGAACGAGAATTGAAGGACACACAAAAAGCTTTCGGTAATTGTGCCAGCGGGATGGACGAGTTCGGCAGGAAGGCTGAAAATGTGTCTCAAAAGGCTGGAAAGATTAAAGATGCCTTCGCACCAGTAACGGCAACGATCGGAGGGATAGGAGCGGCCGTATTGGCTACGGTTCCTGCAACAGAGGAGTTCCGCGCTGACCTCTCGCTCCTAGACAACAACGCTCGTCAGGCGGGGGTAGGTATTGACGCGGCACGCCAAGCATTTATGGATTTCAATACTGTATCTGGTGAAACTGATAGCAGTATCGAAGCCGTATCCAACTTACTCCAGGCGGGATTTACTGAGAGCAATCTGCAAATCGCAGTTGAGGGGCTCGCCAATGCTGCGGCAACATTTCCCGACACCCTAAAGATTGAGAGTTTGGCGGACAGCCTGCAAGAAACACTTGCCACAGGTTCGGCCACAGGACAATTTGGCGAGCTGTTGGACCGTCTTGGATATGGCGCGGAAAACTTCTCTACAAATCTGGCCCTCTGCAACACAGAATTAGATCAACAGAAGCTGGCTCTGTCTGTGCTTGTAGATGGCCCTCTGCGTGGAGCATATGAAGGATGGCGTCAAAACAACGAGGGTTTGGTCCAGAATAGAGAAGCCAGTCTGAAATTACAAACGTCCATTGCAGAACTGGCCGAAAGTGTGCAGCCACTTGTGACTCAATTAACGGAACTGGCGACACAGTTCTTGGATTGGTTTAACGGATTGGATAGCGGAACTCAAAAAGTAATTGTTGGGATTGCGTTGCTGCTGGCGGCGATCAGCCCAGTGGCCGGAGTAGTTGAAACGGTCTCAGGTGTATTATCCAAACTAAGCACGATTACGGGTGGCCTCGGAGGGAAACTGGCTATTGTAGTGGTCGCTATAGGAGTCTTTGTCGCATTGGCGGCCAAGATAGCGTCAGTATGGGATAGCATGTCTGGAGCTGAAAAGGTTATTTCAATTCTTGGATTAGTAGCGTCGGCGGCTATTGCTGCGGCTATTGCTGTGGGTGCATTCCAGTCAGCGCTTACACTTGGCATTGCAGCAGCGGCCATTGCGACAGGTATTGCTGCGATTATGCTCTCAATTAACTCCGCAACAAAACGGGCAAATCAAGCATCGCAAGATCTCCAGAAAGTTGCAGCTTCCGGTGGACGTTCTTCTGCTTATGGAGATATACCTGGTTTAGCTAGCGGTGGCGTAGTGCCGCCCAACGACCCGTTCTTGGCGGTGCTGGGTGACAACAAACGCGAGACCGAGATTGTGGCACCCTACTCGGAAATCAAACGGGCGGCTGGGGACGCATTTGCCGAGCGAGGCGGCGCTAGGAGCACACCGGACATCCACTTGTATCTGCACAAGGGCGGAGGCTTTATGCGAGAGTTTAAGCTTTCCCTGGATGATGAGTCCAAGCGGCAGGGTGTGAAGCTGACGGAGGTGTAAGCATGTCCATCATCATGGACGGGGTGACCTACCAAGTAAGGGTACGGCTGGGCACTCTGGAGCAGTCTTTCCGCGTGGAGGACGGGGATAACGCAGGAAGAGCTATGTCTGGCCGGGAGATCCGGGACGTGGTGGGCACCTACTATGACTATTCTATGGAGGTTGAACCAGACCCAGGGTACAGGGCCGACTACGACGCCTTTTTCAGGGCCATATCCGACCCGGTGGATAGCCATACCATTACACTACCAGATGGGCAGACCACCATGACCTTCGAGGCTATGGTGACCTCCGGTCGGCACACCAAAAAGGACAAAGTGGGCGGGGTGACCCGCTGGACAGGATTAACGGTAGAATTTACCGCCATAGAGCCGCAACGAATCCCGGAATGAGGTGAGCATGTGAGGAACCGCATTACATATGCAGGCAAGGAGTTTTCGGACGACCTGGACGCGGCTTACCGCCTCACTACTGGCGACTGCCTGCTGGAGACCTCTGCTCTGTCGGATTCTCTTGCGGCCAATACTCTGGAGTTTGAGGTGGACAGCGAGGACACCAACCTGACCCAATACGTGCGCAACGACAAGCTGGAGTATGAGTACAAGGGCCGTCGCCTGGGAACCTTCTACATGCAGTCTGTGGGACGGGTAGGAGCAAGTTCATACCGCTTTTCCGCCGTCTCCGCCGTTGGCCTGCTCATGGGCAAGACCCACTATGGCGGGCTCTATACAGGACAGACGGTAGCGGAAGTGGTGGCCGATATCGTGGCAGGAACCGGCGTCACCGTGGAAATTAAGACAATTTTCCGGGACTATCAACTCTATGGCTGGCTCCCTATTGCCACAGCGCGGGACAATCTGGCACAAGTGCTCTTTGCTATTGGTGCCTATCTGCGCACCCTATCTAACGGTGTGCTGCGCATTACGTCGCTGTATAGTGGGGTGAGCTGGGCACGGGATGGGGCCAACTGCTATACCGGAGGCTCTGTGGACTATGGTACCCCAGTGTCCAGGGTAATTGTGACCGAGCACTCCTGGAAAGAGGGCAGCGAAACAGTAGAGTTGTTCGACGGCGCAGCAGAACAAGGCGATATTATCCGTTTTGACGAGCCGGTACATGACCTCAAGGCCAATGGATTTACTGTGCTGGAAAGCAACTGTAATTATGCTAAGGTATCTGCCGGAACTGGTACCCTTACTGGGACCAAGTATATCCACAGCATGAGGGACGTAGTACGCGATGTCGGCCAAGGAGTAAACGGAGACGATATCACCGTTAAAGAGGCGTACCTGGTATCACTGGTTAACTCAGTAGGAGTCGCCGAGAGATTGGCAGAATATTATGCCCACCGAGAAACTATTACGCAGGATGTCGTGTGGAGCGGCGAGCAGCCTGGGGATATCGTGCGCACGGCTCATCCTTACGGTGGCACAGCAGAAATCTTTTTGGGCTCGTCTGACCTTGCTATGAGCGGTATTCTGAAGGCGTCTGAGGAGGGAATTGTGGGATACATCCCTCCGGCGCCGGAGGATCAGACCTATTACGACTATGAGGACATACTTATAGGGAGCGGCGATTATGTTATCCCGGATGAAGTGTATTCGCTTACTGTCGTCTGCATCCAAGCGGGGACAGGAGGTCAGGCTGGTTTTGACGGCGAATCGGGCGGCTCATCTCAGCTTATTGTGACTTCGAAGGATCAAAACGCCGGAGGATCTTGGTCTGATTCGCCAGAAGATGGCGGGCAAGGCGGAGACAAGGGCTCTCCAGGCGCTGGCGGAAAGGTCTACCGGGCGACAATTGATGTTGTCCCTGGTCAGGTCATCCACTATGAGTGCGGCACCCCAGGCGTTGGAGGAGCGACGAATGGGGCCGTGGGCACTGCTGGTGGCGAAACGACTTTCGGGGCTTTGTCGTCTGCACAGGGGGCCGTATCTGATACAGGATATACCGACCCAGTATCTGGAGATGTGCTTGCTAAACCCGGAACAGAAGGTGTTAACGGTGCTGCGGGTGGCCGTGGAGGAAAGGCATCCAGTAGCAGAGGGGATTATGGCGAAAACGGCGAGGATGTGCCCCCGAACACTGGCGGACCGGGCGGGCCGCCGTATAAATGGAAGTTTGACGATTACACATCCGAAAATATACGCATCTATGGTGGTGGAGCAGGCGGTGGAGCCGCCCATGGGAAAGACGGAGACCCCGGCAGCGACAGTCCAACGGCAGTCGGTGGAGCAGGAGCGTCTCCTGATGCACCTCAAACGCCGGACAAAATAGGAGCCGGAGGAAATGGCGGGCATGGCGGTGGTGGTGGCGGCGGTGCCGGAGGACTGTTTGCGTCTGCGGAGGCTTATGGGCCGTCAGAATTGCCGGCCGGTATCTGGATCACGAAGGACGGCGGCTCGGCAGGGAAAGGCTCTCGTGGGTCAAACGGAGGGCCAGGCGGTATCCTGGTATACTACCAACAGCCTAAAACATCAGAGTCCGGACGATTTCGGGCCCGCGGCGGGCAACTCTTTTTCGGGCGTGGCCGCCAAATCTTTGCAGTCTGAGGTGATACAATGACAATAGAAGAGCGAGTATCGGAACTGGAACGAATCGTATCGGAGATGCAGGGGGAAGGCTCGTATACCAGCAAATACAGCGGTGAGGAGATCGATGCCTTGTTGGGCTCCAGCACCCGCCGGAACCTGCTGGACAACTGGTACTTCGTGGGCGGCGGCTCCCAGCAGGGCGGCGGGCAGTTTCCCATTAACCAGAGGGGGGAGACGAACCGTTCCGGTTCAGGGGGATTCATAGACAGATGGAAGCTGAGTGGGGAAGGCACTGCAACCCTGGGCAGCGATGGAATCACTTTAACTGCTACAACAGGGAATCTGGAATTTATACAATTTTTGGGCATTCCAAATGACCGTCTATTGGGAGAAACAGTTTGCCTCTCTGGACTGGTTGATGGAGACTTGCTATCGATGTCCACGTCTGCCCCGGAGGAAAAACCGAGTGTGTGGACAAATATCATAAATATTATCAAACCGTTTGGATTTGTCCAGTTTAATTATGACAATACGGCGGACAGGTTTTTTGGTAGCGTTATCGTCTCGGCAGGCAACAGCGTACTCCTGCAAGCATCTAAGCTGGAGCTTGGCTCCACCCAAACCCTCGCTTACCAGGACGAGAAGAGCAATTGGAAGCTCTTCGAGACTCCGGATTATGCCGAGGAGCTGGCTCGGTGCCAGAGGTATCTACTGGTTTTGCCTGGATTCAACACATTGTTTTCAAATATTGGGGTTGGTTCGTTCTTTTCGGAAACAGAGGCGGAAATCACAATACCAACACCTACTACGATGCGGATTATGCCGACATGCGCAGCCACAGGGAATTGGCTTCTGAGAGGCGGGGGGCAACTTATAAATGTAGAAGCGGGTGCATCAAATTTCTTCGTCCAGCAGATGTCCTCAAACGCAGTGAGCATGGTAATCAACGGATTGTCTGGGTGCCCAGCAAATCAAGCTACCCAGCTCTTACGAAGTAATAACAGCACGGCCAAGATTACACTTTCCGCCGAACTATAGGAGGTGACCACCATGGACTACACACTCGAACCATACATCGTCTATGTTCAGACAGACGAGCAAGGCCGCATTACCGCCGTCAATAGCTCCGCCTTTGTCTCCACCGACTGGGGCACGGAGATTGACCGAGGCTACGGCGACAAATATCACCACGCCCAGGGAAACTATTTGGATGGGCCGGTCTACACCATGGACGGGATACCCCGGTACAAGCTGGAGGAGGGGGAGGCTGTAGAGCGCACCGAGGAAGAAATTGAGGCCGACCGGGCCGCGCTTCCCGAGCCGGAGCCGGAACCCCAGCCGCCCTCGGAAGAGGACATCACACTGGACATGCTGGCCGAGCACGAGGCGCGGCTGTGTATGCTGGAGCTGACCACCA